TCGTACCAATCAATTCTCATCTCGGCCATCTGAGAACTACTATTTACATTTGTTAAACGAAATAAGTATGTTGTTAGTGGGTTAAAAACAAATTCAAAACTAAAACCCTTGCCGCCAGCCCCGCTTCTATGTCCTTGTCCCTCTGCGCTGGTAATAAGCTCGCTATAAAACTCAGTTCCAACGCTTGTGACTGTTGGGTTTAATACTGCCGCACCAACACTTGTTGTTGCTAAAGCTCGGTTACGTCTATGAATGGTCATGGCCGTGCCGCCGCTAGTTGTTGGAGATTCATAAACATAAATCTCAGCCTCACCACCGCATTGATAATCCAAAACAGAGTGGGCATATACACCAGATGGAAATGCTATGGCAATGTTAATACTTGAGCCAACGGCTAATCTCCCAGCGTCTTTATGTGTGTGATACACATAATAAGCCCTACCCTCGTGCAAGCGCAGATGGTTGATGTCAATTGTCGGCAATGGGTCAGACGACCCAATTACTCTTTGAGCTTCGTCTTTATCCATGTACGTCGGAGTCACATGGCGTGACTTCGTATTCATGGACTCCCTAGTGACGTACTGGGTTGCCATTACTTCTTGGGCTTCATTGCGGTTTTAGCCGCTTTCTTAAATGCAGCATCGGTAGGCGCTCCGGGAGAACCGGGTTTACGCATCTTCTCGCCAGAACCCTCGGCTATGCGCTCACGCTTTTTATGGATATTGGCATAGAGGCCGGGTTTCATTTGTACCCCGCTGCCTTGCGGCCTTCGCTCATGGCAATGGCTTTTGCCTGCTGCTCGCTTTTGACCTTCTGGCCAGAGCCAGATTTCAGCTTGCCCTTAGAGTATTCACGCATAACCATTGCAACTTTCTTTTGCATTTTGTCTTTATCTGGCATTTTTGTTTCCTTATAAAGCTGTGCCTGAACCTAGAGTTTGCTCTCCACCAACAACGCTAGCGGTTTCAAGTAAACCACCACGGCGGCGAGCACGTTGAGCCGAAGCCTGAACTTCTCCGCCCCTTCTCATTTCTTCGTTAAGTTGGTTTTGCCTTTTTACTTTTTCTGCTTCCGCCTTGCGAGCAAGTTCTTCTGCTCTCCTTTTTGCTTCTTCACCAGTAACTTTTTTTACAGCTTTCGAAACTGCACCCATGATTACATCCTTTCTGTGCCAGTAGCACCCAATGTTTGAATTCCTGTTTCCGGAGCTATACGTGCCTCAGACAACAACATACGTGAGCCACCACTCGTCCTAGCCCTACGCTTGGACGCCTCGGATTCCATCATGTCACGCTTTTCTTCTTCTGCCTTTTGGCGCAGTCTTTCGTTTTCTTTGCGCTGTTCAGCAATCTGGCGCTCGGCTGCGCTTGTATCTGGTTTAGAAAATAGTCCACTCATTTAATCCTCGCCATCATGTATGAATCAGACCCGTCCGGCAAAAACTTCCGCATTAGACCTTCTTCTTCAAAACCTAACGCTTTAGCCCACCGATACGCCCTTGTGTCATCAGATTTTACTGTGATTTGTAGCCGGTGCAATCCTTCTGATACCTCTGCGATATACAGAAATTGTTTTGCAACCAAAGTCATGGTCTTTGGGTAGCGCCTAGCCCTGTCATCAAACATAGACCAAAACTCAGCCATGCCATTCCAATAGTGTATAAATCCGAATACGGCTAGTGGTGAATTATTGACCACCGCTGTTACGGCAGGCCCAAGAGCCGCTTGGCAGTTCATGTGCTCGGCAGCCGATTGGCCCGAACTTAGAACCTCTGGGTTTGATACCTCAATCTCCATCGCATGAAGCGGGGAGTACGGCATCAACAAAACCCCGTTTCTGTTCTTGATTTCCGAGTTTAGGCTAAGAATGTCCAAAGACATCGAATTCTGTATTGACTACGGTTTGTGCGGTAAATGTACGTGACTGGCCAGAGTTTGATTTGGTCATCCTTTTGTGCTCCCCGCCACCCAGTAGTAGGTAGCCAAAGGCGTCGCCAACGTGCGAGTGTTCGTTCTTATTTGGGCTATCCCTGAATCTTTCTTGCCCTGCGCCAACGGCGATCCGCTTAAAATGGTAGCCGCCAGCCAAGGATTTCCGCAATAGCTTGCAGTTGCGGTTTACAAGTAGTCCGGGCTTGCCAGCGACAAGCCGTTGCATTGGGGCGGCAGACGCCTCCCGGCGAACCTTGAAGTCGTTAGATGGCGTGGGCTGAGCACGCAGTCCAAGGGTGCGTAGGTAGTCAAAGGCCGTGACCTCATAAATAGCATCTCTGGCCATACCCGCTGGGTCGCCCCAGACCAAGACTTCGGCTTTGGGGTAGCGGGCATTGAGCTCAGCCAATAATTGTTGACCGAATCGTTCCAAGCCCATATCGAAGGTAACAATTTCGTGAAGAACGTGCCAAGTACCGCTTGGCATACGCTGGCCGATAACTGCGGCTGGCGTCAATCCAAAGTCAAGCCCTACTTGGATTGGCACGGTTGGGTCGTGTTCCAAGTCTGAAGTCATTAGTAGGTCGTCGTACTCTGGCCAGACTGGTCTACCCTCTTGGACGTAAGTGTACTTGCCCTCGGCGTAGCACCGAATCCAGTCCAAGTTCTTACCCAGCAACATCTGCTGGTAGTAACCGGCTGGTAGGTTACGTACGTTTTCTGCGACGGTGTTCATCTTCCACCACCGGCCAGCAGAGAATAGGTGGTCGTTGGCTTCTGGGTTATCTGGTAAGTCTTTTGGGTCTACTTCAATAACGCCACCGGGCTGCTTATAAAACTTCCAAGCGTATGCCCCGGTCATCTTTTCTTTTTCTGCCAGCCTGTGCCACCAATGATCGTCATCCATTGGGTTGGTATCCATCCAAATACCGTGCCAGCTAGCGCCACCATCTCGCTTGGTCGGGTAGCGTCCGACCCGGTGGGTGAGGCCATCAATAACTGCTTTTGGCAGCTCTCTGGCCTCGTTGACCCAAGCGCCGGTAAGCTCTAAGGACAACAACTTTCGCACGTCTTTGGGTTGGTCAAGTGCTAGAAAGATAACTTCGCAGTCAATACCCGCCGCATCGCCCCGGGAAGGCAAGCGGATATGGTGGGTAATCGGTGGAGTATAGAGCATTGGCCCAAAGGTGTTCTCTGGGAATAAGTCTTGCCACGTCTTGATTGTGGTCGTTTTGAGTTCTGGGTAAGAGTTTCGTACAATAACCCAACGGCTATATCGGATGCCATCGATAGGGGAAGGCTTTTGCCTAACGGCACGCAACATTATCTCAGCGGCGCACGCATAGCTCTTGCCAGACCCTACTGGCCCCATCAATCCACGTACAAAAGCATTGCTTTGCAGGAAGTTGTAGACGACTGGGCTGGTAGAGAAGTCTAGGTCTAGCCCAGCTCCGTTAAGCGCCTTCTGGCTGCGCTCTTTCTGGTTGCTCAATTGGTTCCTCAGTTACATCTATCATGTCTGGGGCTTTAACGTTAATGCCAATAACGCTTGGCCGGTCAGACTCGGATTGTTCTGGCTCTAGCATACCGGCAGCTTTGGCCAGTAAGCGCAGCACACCCACCTTGTCGTAGAGCTCAATATCCAATACAGAGTTGCCATCCTTATCGGTTTTAACCGAAACCTTCTTAATGGCGTTTAGAGCGTGCTCGGGTATCTTAGACGAAGCCTTTACCCGTACGTTGCCAGCTTCGTCCCATTCCATGATGTCCGTAATCTTGGTGTTGGCCATTGACAAAAGCGAGTAGGCAATGGCTTCCTGATTGGCGTACAGGGTATTGGAACGAGTAAGCCTTTTTTGTACGGAACGTACCCCACCCCAGTTCTTGAGGTTGGGCATTTGTGTCTGCCCTTTGGCGGCGGTCATTAGAACGGTACGTCTGAGTCTACGTCGTCAAACCCGGATGGTTGTGCTTTCTGTTTGGCAGGAAATGGCTTGTGTGCGGCTGAGTATTCCCCAGCTTTATTCGCCACGGGCTTGCCAATCTTCATCTTGAAGTATGGCTGGCCATCTTTGGTGTTGGCGTTGAAGATGTCTACGTAGTGCTCGTTACCATCTGGCAGCACGACCTTACCCTTAAAGTCTCCGTGCCAGTCTTCCGTCTTTTTGTCGTTCTTAAACGCCGAGCCATAACCCGGCTTAGGTACGTACTTATCCATGTTCACCCCTTATGGTTGTAGTTTTGATTCTTTAACCGCTTGCAGATACTCATCAGCCTGCATCATCTTCACCTTCTGGCTGGCTAAGGCTTCTGCCACCTGTTCCGTGGTAAACCCACGGCGTAGTAGCTGCAAGACAAAGCCATGTAGTAAATCCTCTACCGTCATGTATTCCCCTTAGTAGGTGTTGGCCCCCAAGTACCCCAATTCCTAGGATTGATTCTAGGTACTGTCCTAAAATCTATTGAGCTACTTTCCCGGTGGGAGCCAACGGTTAAAAGTATATCACGCAGAAATAGACTTGCAACTAGGAGATAAAAGGTTTAATCTTTGTGAACGGGGCCATTAACCCAGCCCTCGGGAATGTAGTGGATGACAGACCCGGATAAACGTGGCTAATCAGGTGGTACTTCTTTCTTGACGCAGGCGGATGCCAGAACGCTAGAGAATCGGGGCCAGACGCCTGAACGTAACAGTAGCCTAGATAAACGAGAATCCACAAGCCATAAGGCTTTTTACCTGTTTTTCTACGGGTGAGGTGTTCTATCGTCAGATGATACGTATGTGGTGTGTAACGCTACACAACAAACCAGTTTTTAACCAAAGGTTATAAAAAACCAGTTGTTAGACCGCTGATACGAAATACTGGGCAAAAATTTGCTTGTGGCCCCCACGTATATAGGGCCATGGGCGGGGGGGCAAAGGGTGG